TTGAAGACACCCTCGACCACGCTCTTTACGCTTTCCATGGTCGGAGTATACAGCCCCACGCGGGGCCTGTCAATTACAAACGTCCGTCCTGTTCGATGATCTGCTTTACACGCTGGATACGGGTCGGGTACTCCTCACCCATTGCCTGCGCCGTGCGGAAGACCCTCATGATCTCCTTGTCGTGCTCTAGGTAGGTGAACGGGTGCCCCTGACCAATGGTCGTCGACATCCGCTGGGTATCTAGCCAGTAGTCCCGGGCGTCAGCATTGCTCTCTGGGCATGGCACAAGGGCCGACTCTGTAGCCCGTGCTACCCTGTCGGCAATCTCGAGCACCGTCGTGTTCTCCGTTGCGCAGTTCACAATGCCACGATGCCGGGTCGTAGCCGCCGCCACCAAAAGGTGGGCAGCATCCTTGACGTGAAGCATTGGTCGCCGTGCGTTCTGGGCAGGGGCCACCTCTCGGTTCTTCGCCGCCTGCCAGCAGAAGGCATTGACTACGATGTCTCGGCGCATGTTCGGGCTCCAACCCCACAGCGTACCGAAGCGTAGGCAGATGGCGTCATACTCGTCTGAGGTCTTGTCGGGTGAAGAGATGTACTCGTCGACCGCTACCTTCGCCCGGGCGTATGCCGTCAGCGGCTTAGTCGCATCCCCCTCTTCCGAGAAGTGATACTTGTCCGTCGACCCGTAGACCGACGCCGAGGAGGCGACGACGTGCCGGGCTTCCGGGTATAGTTCCATGAGACGGATCGTCCCGATCACGTTGATGCGCTTGGTCAGGGTGTCGTCGATCTCCGAGAGCGGGTCGTTCGACAGGCCAGCAAGGTGCACCACCACGTCCACGTTGGAAGGAAGCATCGCCTGCTTGTCCGAACGCAGGTCAAGGAACAGTTGCTCGTCCGGTAGATGGTCTGCGTGATCGGTCAGGTCAAAGGTCGGCAGGAACCATCCGGTGTCTAGCCCGACAGTGTGGATGCCTGCATCCTTCATCTGCCGGACCACGAGTGGCCCGACGTATCCAAGGTTGCCAGTGATCAGTGCTTTCATAGTCCCTTCCTCACATACTCCTGCACTGCCTCTGCCCAGTGTCGGAGTGCCGGTAGTTTAGTATTCTTTAGGTTGCCCCACATTGGGCGGGTCTTATCCTTGCGCGTTACGGCCATGACCTTTGCCTTGTTCCTTACCTGCTCACGAACGAAACTTGCGAACACTGCCCAGTCGGTCGTGCCCTCGTTGGTTACGTGGTAGATCCCGGGATCACCATCGAGCGCAAGGTCGACGATTACAGGCGCAGCGTCTGGCATGTACGTCGGCTTGAAGTGTTGGTCACACGGCAGTTCCAGATTGTTCTGGCTGCCCATTGCGAAGTCAGCGAACGATGCCTTGAATGGAGACTTATGTGGGCCGAACGGGCTACTGATCCGGACGACGATGCCGCCACGATCCAGCACTACCTGCTCGCCGCGCAACTTGCTCTGCCCATACACGGACAGTGCCCCATGGCTAGGCTCTTCCTCATGCAACGTCCGGTTCTTTTCGTTGAGGTCGTAGACATAGTCCGTGCTAATGTACACCTGTCGGAAGCCAGCCTCGGAGACCGCGAGCGGGATGTACACGTTCGCCTCGTCGGCCTCGTGCGGCTTGCTTTCACAAAGCGCAATGTCCCGCTGGGCAGCACAGTTGATGATTGCCTTTGGATTGGCATCCTTGATTAGGCCAATCAGTTCCTCACGGTCGGCCCAGTCTTTGCGGGAAAGGAACAGATAGGGGATGCCCCTCTCCCGTAGTGGATCGGCAATGTGTTGGGCAGCCTGCCCCGTGCCAAGAATAACAATCACTTCTTCACTCCCGTCTTTCCGCCAGTCATCTTCACGCCTCTGCGTGCGATGAACCAGTTGGCAATCTCCGGCCAGTTGTCGTCATATTTTATCGCCTTGTCGTCGATGTATGCAATCGCGGTCGGCTTTCCGAACCCGGTGTGGATCTTGTGGTATGGGATGTGGTGCTTGTGCAGCCACTCTGCCATCCAGCGCGTGCGTTCGCCACGGTCGGCGAAGCCCTCCCATGCCCGGGACGAGTGGATCACGATGAGGTACCCTGCGTTCCAGAGTTTAATCATCGCATCCTTGGCGCCCTTGGTCGGCACGATCTCGTCCATGACCTCGATGGCTAGTGTATCATCGAAGTCAACGGCGATGGAACGCTGAATGATTTCGTCAATGCTCACTTGCCTTCGTACCTGCGTCCACGCCATGCGAGTGCAGATCCCGTCCACGAAGCGAAGTCAGCCTGCCACTCGCCTGCCTGCTCACCCCAGAGTTCAATGACTGAGAAGCCAGCCGACCATCGGCTGACCTGATGTTGCGCAAGGTACCCAAGTTCCGTGCGCTGGCACATCATGCCCGTCGAGATGGCAACGATCTTTTTCTCTGGCAAGTCAGCAAATCCACCCACCGTTCGGAATGCCATACCCTGTGAGTGATCGTGCCCGCCGACAACCGACACGCCCGCCGCTTCAGCGATAGGCAGGATCGATGCAGCGCCGCCCGAGTTGCGTGAGTACGTGCCATGCGTGGCGATAAGATCTGTCGTGATCTTGTAGTACGAACGTAGATGCTCTGGTCCGTTGAACACTGGCTGTTCGTCGAGGCACGACTGGATCCCCAGTGTGTCGAAGCGCAGCAGATTGGCCAACGAGAGCAACTCTACGCCATTGGCATCGACAAGGCCTACCAATTCAGGAGCCTTCTTTGCCAGCCACTTAGAGAAGCGGGCCTCGTGGTTTCCGTAGACAAACAAAATGCTCGCCTCTTTCCCAGCAGCAGCGCGGATTTCCGCGAGCCTTAGGTGAGCGCGAGCGAGTTCTTTCTGAACAGGGAGGCCGAGTCGTGGGTCCTTGTCGTACGAGGATACGCTAGTCAGGTCGAGGATATCTCCAGTGAGTACGATGCGGTCCGGACGCTCCGTTGCAAGGAACGTTAGGAATGCAGCGAAGACATCACCGTCCTCGAATGGGAACTGGAAGTCGCCTGCGGCAACGACCAACTCGCCTCGGGTCAAGGAGGTAGGCTTCCCAACACGGGACAGGTACTTAACCTTCACAGGCTCCACTGGCTCAATGACATGTGGCACCCTTCCTAAGGAAGTATATATATTTCTATTATTAGAATTATCTACTTCCTTAGGAAGTACTCCCTTTGGAAGACTTCCAAGAGTATAACTGTTTTTTAACTGCTTGTCAAATCGTACGAAACGCTTCTGGGCTGCGTCCTTGGTCATGCCCAGCATCTTGCCAATCTGTGAGAACGAGAGGCCTTTGCCTCGGAGCATGGCGATATCGTTGTCGATATCTGAAGCCATTAGTTCCTCCTAGTTGCCTATCCCAAGGACCTTCAAGACGACTGTAACAATCGCCCCGGCAGCACTTACTGCGATCCCCACACGCCATCTTAACGCCAGCGCATCTTTCTGTCTATTCTCATCCACAGCCTCGGCGCGATGTTGAAAACTTTCTACCTCGCGCAGGCGATCCTCGATGCGGTCTAGGCGCTCAGAAAGATCTGAGCGTACCTCACGTATTGCCTCAAGGAGCGAGTGGAAGTGGGACGAGGTCATCGGCCCAACTTCGTGTAAGAGAAGGTCTTCTTCTTCTTGCCCGTAGTGGTCGTCACCGTAGTGGTTGCACCGACGGTGGTAATCGTCGTCTTGGACTTAGGCTTGACTGAAATGTTGGCCGACGGCTGTTGCGGAATGTCCGTAGGGGTTCCGTCCTTCCCTGGTGCGGGCGGCGGTACGTTCTGGTCTTGCGGCTGAGAAGGCGTCTGTGGGCTAGTTTCCAACTGTTCAGACCCACCGCTGATAAACGGATCGCTAATCGGCACGGCAGACAGGTGCTCTGGCCCAGCATCAGTTGTAGGCTCGAAGACTGCGGTCTCAACGGTGATCTTGGAGATGGGGCTCTCTTCTCGGTAGGGTACCAACTCAAACTCGCGCTGGCTTCGGTTGTAGAAGTCGAACGACAACTCTTCGGAGCCGTCCTCGCGTCCTACCCACTGCTGCCCACGCAATGTTACATTGGTGTCGATGTTGACGAGGCCGCGCTTGATGACCACGCGCACATCGTCGCCGAGATTGTAGTTCTTGTAAGGGATGATGGCGCCGTCTACGACTGCAAGGTTGATAACCTTGAGGCGCTCGGGACTTGACTCGTTCAGGTTGTACGCTGCCCGTGCAGAGACAGACTCCTGAGAGATCAGGTCCTCTTGGATGTCTACGCGGTCAATGCTGCCGTAGGTAGAGGCGAGGGCTGAGGTCGCGTAGTCTGACCAGATCTTGGAGGAGGAGGTCCCAAAGATGCTTGTCGCAATCAAGACGGCTCTTGTCCGGAGGTTGCGGAAGTTTGGGCTGTACGAGAACCGCTTGACATTCCACCCGTAGACTAGCCGCACGCTGTTGTTTGGCGTGGTAGCATAGTTCATGTCAAGGAAGAAGGAATCGTAACTTTGGGTTGACGACTCAACCCTGTTGCCGAAGACGACCTTGCTAGTCGTGCCCTCCTGGGCAATAGCAGCCATGTTGAACAGGAACTCGCCACGCTGCTCGCCGGCGGTGAAGATGTCGTATGTCTTTGTGGCAGCATTGATCGTCCCCTCGACGGTAATAAAGCCAAGTCGGGAGTTGGTGCTAGTCCGGGCGGCGCTAAGTTCAGACTGCCAGATCTCGGAGATCGTTTTGTTGTCGTATGTTACAGTTGTTGACGGGTTGGAGATTACGGCAGACACGTCCGTCAGCGTCTGGTTTAGGGCCGCCATGTAGTCGATGCCGTAGAACACCGTCTCGTTGTCGGTAGCCTGATAGTCCTGAAGGATGCCCGTGCCGACTGTGCGGTACACGGCGTCCTCTTCATCCCATCGGTCGATCCGGTAGTGACGCTCAAGTGGCAAGCACTCGGCGATCTGGGGGTGGTTGTATGGCAGCGTGAAGAACGCCTCGCCGCCTTCGTTGAGATACGATGAGACACCGATGTACTTTGCGTCCGAGATCACGGCCCTAACGGTACCTCGACCGCGGCCCGATCCTGTCGTGTCCCACAGGGTAATGCGGAACGGAGACTGGGAGAACCAACGGCCCTGTGCGCCAGAACCCGTAACCCTTGGGGCGCTGGTAATCTCGAGCACCTGCGTGTCAGAGATGGCACTGGTAGCGGCAGCGGTGATGGTTAGCGGGCCCACTGTGTTGCCCGTAACGAGGCGCGAAGCGACGCCGTTGAGGGCGGTGGCTGCGCCGATGTTTGACAGGGTACCAGTGCCAGCCTGGGAGAATGTTACAGAGGCGCTGCTAGACGTCAGTACAGACAGCGAGACGTCGCGCACCTCTGCCACAAGGACGAGGTTGCTACTTGACGGTAGCGGGGTACTTGACGACGTGATGACGATGTGATATGGTTGGATTGTGAAGGTGGTTGATCCACTCGTGACCGTCGAGTTGTAGGCGCCGGTAATGGTGATCGCCCCCCCTGTGGTCGCCGTTACTGCCGCAGAAATAATGCCAGCAGCGGCGGTAACAGTGGTCAACCCCGTCACACCACCTGCCCCAGTTTTGGTCAGGGTGATTGGAGTTGTAGAGTCGTCGGTCATGATCGCGCCGACGCTGTCTCGAAGTTGGGCGGTCAACGTACGGGCAAAGCCTGCGGCAATCTCCGCAGTGCTGGAGGTGAAATGAACTTCTCGTGGTGTTACGCTAAAAGATTGCGTGCCGTCAGTGGTAGCGGTACCGTAGAAGGCTCTGATGTCCAGTTGGCCAACACCGGTGGCTGTGATGGTTGTCTGTGCTATGCCGGCTACCGCGGTGGCGCTGGAGATGGCGATAGCGATATCACCAATGGAAGTAGTGTCCTCACTGAAGACAATGACGCCAGTGAAGGAAGTGTCGACAGCACTAGTGGCGCTGTCGTACACAGCCGCTGAAATTGTCCGTGTTCTGGTAAGGGTTAGATCAGCAGTGGAACTACTAAATTGAATGTAGTTAAACGCCACTTAGTACCACGCCTCACGGTAGGACACATTGATGAGACCGAGCGTGCTACCGGAGTACGTCGTTGTCAGCGTGGTTGCTGCATCATCAACGGGTGGGATAGATCCAAAGTTATAGACCGCAGTATCGATCACGTCCTGTCTCAGGGTCGTGACGTACGACCCGCCGGCAGTGGAACGGAGCCCTCGGAGAACCGTCTGGTTCTCGAAGTTGACATACCAACGGACCTCGTTCGTCGTGGTCTTGTCGATAAAGTCAAGGCTGTTGAGTTTGAGAACCTGAGCGTCCATAGTGAACGTGACCGACGCTACGGTCGCAGCCGCATAGGAGACAGCCGAGGAGTAGATCAACTCAAAGGTTGGGAAAGCGATAGCCGAACCCAGGTTGGGAAAGGACGTAGTCGCCGAAGACGCGGTAATGGCGATGCTCCGCTCGGTGGCTGAGAACCGATACGGCGTCTTTGCGAGCAGCGTGAATCCTACCGTAGCAGCAAAGCCTTTGGCGGATACGCCGATAGACTGCGATGATGTGAGTGTTACCGTGGGCAACGTGGCAGGACGAACGAGCATCATCATTGGCACGAACCCTGTTGAGTAGTTAGCGGTATCAATGGTCGCCTGTGAGAAGGCCAACTGGCGGAAGCCATAGTCAGCCTCGTATGATCGTGGGATGGGACGCATGGCATCAAGGAATCCCTGGATCTTGTCGCCAAGGTCTCCGCTCGATGTACCGAATACGCCGCAGACGATAGAGAGCGTACGAGTTCCGAGGTAGGTATCGGCTACGTCAGCCCCATCACGGAGCGCCCGCTTGTCGATGTACCCAACCAAGGGAGCCTCGTTGAACCGAACAGACAACACCTTATACCCGCCCCGTGGGGCAGGAGTCGTTACGTCTGAGGCACCGATGCTATTGAAGTCAATGGTGTTTCCGCCAGCCGTCTGGTAGGTAATCGGTCGATTAAAATCCATTACCCAATCCTCCGCATCTTGCGGAGACGGGTTTCCTCTCGCCTCACGCGCTGTTGATTAGACAGTGCGATCTGGTTCATGGATAGGGCGGACACGTCGGAGTTGCCCGACTGGACCTGCCACTGCTGGAATGCCACACGGTCAGAGAGCAGGCGGCTGAATGCCTCGGCCTGAGCCCACACGCGCACAGCGTTGATTGCGGTTACATCCATGTCCGTCGTGGATGTGGACGAAGCGAGTTGGATGAATGTGCTATACCCAAAGATGCGCATCGTACCGGGCGATGAGAGCGTGTAGTGGGGCGGGAAGAAGATAATGTTGTTGTGCACTTCCCACCCTGAGTTCGGGCCGTCCGAGGTGGACGGGAAGACGGTCTCCTTGTACTTGCCGCCGCTGTCGTAAGAATCCACGCGGAACGGCCACGACACATCGGTAAGCGCAACGGAGAACACTGACCCGGAGACCGGCTGCGTAAACGCAGTCGTCTGGATAGCATCCTTCGGATAGAACCCATTGACCCAGTCAATGCCTGAGTTGATGAGGTCATCGACCTCGCTGTCGGTCCAAGTCGCCCCGTTAGGGTCACGTAGGTCCCGACGAACCATTGTCCGTAGACTGCTAAGTGTTTCTGCCATTCTTCCAAATCCCCTTATTCTCTACTGCCCACTTAAAGGCGTCTGCCCACTCGACTGCTCTGTCCTTGTAGTTGTATTCCTTGAGCACCCGTTCCTTCGCAGCGCCTGCCAGTTGCTCTCGTAGATCCTTGCTTCGCACGACTGCCTTGACGGCGTCGAACCATTCCTGTCGCCCCTTGGCGAGCATTCCGTCCACCCCGTGGCGGACCATGGAATACGGGGCCTCCCCGTACTTGAATCGTTCACCGATAAATGCCGCTCCGACCATTGCGTACTCCAACCAGTGGAGTTCCGACTTGCACTTGTCGAAGGAATCCCCGCCAAGTGGGGCAATGCCGACGTCTGCGTGGCTGCCTGTAAGCGTCTCCGCAAACCCTCGAATGTTTTCAACGTATGGGTAAGCCTCGTCAAAGAACGGAGCAATGACGTGCTCCGTGCCCGGGTTTACTCCGATGAAGACGTTCCAGAGTTCCTTGCGGAGGTCTTCAATCGCTTTGCCGGCGTATCCGCCTTCCCACTTACCGCCAACCCCGCTGGGATATCCTGCGTAGTCCCGCATTCTCGCGGTGCTACCGTAATAGACCACGCGAGGGCGTTGGCCGCCATGCTCGGGGCGAGGACGACTTGACGTATAAATCGAAGGATCGATTGCATTTCTAATTACCTTAATGTTATTGTTTAGATACCCGTACGCATCCTTGATGGGACCGGTACTAGTTGTCATGAGGTCTGCTCGCTTTGCCATCCGCTCAATGAGCGGTCGCTCTGCGGCGACATCCGGTGAGTAACCATTCCACGAACGGATCTGAAAGTGATTGTCGTCCGTCTCGTAGATCATCGCCTTCGTGTTGCTCTCGCTCTCGAAGGCCGGCCACATCCACTCAGTGATTGAGTCCCGGATCTTCATCTCGTGCTCATGGCCCGTGATGAACTGTGGGTCCTTGCTCGCTGCGCCGCAGGTGTCGCACTTGGCGGAGCAGTTGTAGTATCGGCGGAACATGATAACGTCCGCCCAGTCAATGTCGCTGGTATCAACGGAGAGCAGGCCCTTGGCCATCGCCTCCTGTTGACTCATGCCCTTTGCTTCGTCTTTAGCAATGAAGTTGACTTTGTCGATGTGGCGGACTTCGATGCCCATCTTCTTCCACTCTTCATCGAACATATGCCCACGGAAGTAGGCGCAGGGCCCCTGCTCAGCAGTGCCCCATACTAGGACTTTCATATTCCTCCAGTCTGGATTAGGCTATACTTGCCCAGACTTATTCTACCTGACTTTCCCCCCGGTGTCAAACGACACCGGGGGTACTCATCTGCCTAAAGGCTTAGACTGCGACCGTAGCCTGAGTCTTCAAGACACGGTATCGAGCGCCCGCTGCGTCAAGCAGGAGGGAGCCGAAGCGCATCTTGTAGCCAACCAGCGCCTTCTGGGCGAGTGGGTCGGTGTGATCACCACCCGGAGCCACGAAGTACGACTGGAGCGTCTGGCTATCGCCAATCGTGTAGGCGTCTGGTCCGAGGAACAGAGCGTTGTACACGTTGCCGCTCGAAGCACCAGCGGTCGCGTAGACCTTGGCGTCCGAGGAGACGATGAAGCGCACGCCAGCGAACATACCAATCTCATTCGTGAGAAGCGGCATGTTGTTGACGTACTTGTTCGCCTCGATCCAACCATTCACGCTGGTGTCTGACACAAGGTCATACTCCTGTGAAGGGTGGATGATGCAGCGGTACGTGCCGTCAGCGAACTGAGGAACGTTGCTGCCCTTAAGGCGAGCAACCATGTTCTTAACAAACGCACCCGTAAGCACGCCCGCCGTAGCAACTGCGCTGTTCGCCGTGTTGGCGGTCAGCGTGGTTGCGCCCGTGGCGCCAAACACTGCGGAGGTAAGAACGTTTGCGTGAATGTTGTCGCGGACAAGAACGTCCATCGAGCGGGTCGCATTATAAGCAATGCGCTCTGCTGCGATTGAGATCAGGTCATGCGGCGAGTCGATCTGCGCGAGGTCAGAGACTGCAACCGTTGCACCATACTGTGCAGCGGTGAAGAACTCGGACGAAATCGTCAGTTCGTTATCGGTTGGCGCGGTACCTTCCGAGAGTGCCGTTGTGTTGACCGCGAGGTCAGCGTAACGTGCATAGCGGAGGGTGTTCGTGCCCTTAATGAAGCGAGCAGGGACATAAAGACCCGGCATCGCGTGAACGGCTCGTGCTCGCAGTTCCTCTTGCGCTCGTGCAGAAACAAGTTCCTGTACTAGATCAGAAAAACCGGAGGTAGCCGTAGTGGTGGTAGCCATCTACTGTACTCCTTTTTATCGACTAAATGGATTCCCCAAGGCCTTCATCCTTTCAGAGATGTCTGCACTTGTGGCTTTCTTGACTTCCACTGCTGGCTCACGCCGTGGATTATTTGGATCAATGCGAGGCGCCGACTCAACCTCAGTGACGCGGGAGTCAAGGAACTTCTCGAAGGCGGCCGCTTGGGCCTCTTCATCAAGGTTCGCAGTGTCCTTGCGGAACTGTGCGTAGAGTGGGTGCTGCCTTGCGAGCCGCTCCTGTCGGGCTTCCTCTTGCTGCGTAGCAAGGGACTCCTCTAGTGCCTTGATCTTGAGTTGAGCCCTTTCGTATTCCGAGAGGTTCTTCTCTTCGATCTCAGCCTTCCACCTCTTTAGGTCCTCAGCCTCCTTGCGGATAGCATCAAGTTCCTTCTTGGTGGCGGTCAAGGCTTGGTCCTTACCAGCCAGCCGCTTCTTGTAAGTGGCGACGTCCTCGCCCTCGACCTGAGTGGGCGTATCCTCAACAGGGGCCGTAGCCTCTACTGCTGGGATCTGAGCCGACTCGGCGGGAGCCTGAGTCACGACTTCATCCGGCATTACTGTTCTCCTTCTTTACTTCCTCCCACGGAACTTCCGTGGTTAATTTTTAATTTCAATTGCATCGCTTGGTTCCTGCGGAACGTCACCAATGAACGGAATCTTTAGATCCAGGTTCACACCGGTTATTTCCGTAACACCCCTCAATGCAGCCTCCGTTTGCCCACCAATTGAGCCTCTCCAAATTTGCTCCTTTACACCGTCCATGAGCCCAAAGATATCAACTCCCTCACCCTCAAGACCTGGCTTGATAATGTTGGAGCGGATATTTGCCGGGACGCTAAAGCCAAGTTGGCTTGGGATTCCCGGGAATAGCATGTTGATGAAATAGGCAAAGTCTGGGTTATCTTTGAAGAACTTCAAAAGACCGCCATCGCCGTATTCCATCTCCATGATCAACTGTTCGGAGATGTTTTCGTATGCGTTGTATCCGACACCGATACGCTCGGCTCCGACAAACGGGACTCTAGTAAACAACGCCTGAGCAAACTCCGGGATCACCTTTGTTACCATGTAGGACAACGGATAGATCAGGAGGAATGGGTGGTTCAGGGATCGGACCCAGTAGGGGACCTCGTCCTCGTAATAGATCGAACGTCGAGCAGTCTTCGCACCCTTGAAATACGCATACTTATACGCCTCTACAGCGTTATAGTACGCATTTTTCATTTCTGGGGATGCGTTAGCGAGTCTGGTTGCAATAGCCTGACCAGTAAGGTCGTCCATGTACTTTATTGCCGCAAGCGGGTCGTCACGAAGGGCAATGTCAAGAGACAACTGATACCCGATCTCGTGGGGATCCGCGGTATTGTAGAACCTTGTTAGTTCCTCAAATAGACGAGGACTATTGGCGGACATGTCTTTGGTAAAGTTGATCGCCGCCTCACGCGGGACGATTTCGTTAAAGGAAGAACGCTTTCTTCCACTGACATCAAGAAGGGAACTCTTGTTAACCCTTGACCACTCTTGGATCCGTTCGAGGTACCCCTTGTTTCTAGTCGCAACTGCGGCGGTAGCGTATAGGTTGGCCCTTGTCATAGATACCTGCGCGTCGCCAAACTCACGAATAACAGATCTATTGCTTACCATTGCGCGAGCAATGATTGTGGACTTCGTCTCGTCAAGGATAAGGTCTCTCTTGCTTTTGTAGGCTCCTCGGAGGATCCTAAAGAACTCGGGCTCAATGTTTTCTTGTACATATCTAAAGAACGGATTGAGAACTCCGAATCTTACGAGTGGGTACATGTAATCCGTGACAACCATGATTGAGGGCATCTTGTCTTTAATGGAAGCAGAAATCTTAGGAGCAAATCCAATCTGTGAGAGGTCTCCGTTAAGGGACTTAAGTAGCATCTTAAGCGCCGCACGGTCATCGTATGCCCCGCCAGCCCTTGCAAGCCTATCGTACGCCTCCTTGCCGATAGTACCTCTGGCAACCTCGTCAATGCTTGACTTTCCAAAACGAATTGCCTGCATGCCGATAGCGCCACGAAGGCTTACCTCCTGGCTCCTTGCATAGTTATTTAGCGCGACCCAAAGATCCCTCGATTCTCCACGGGATAGGCCACTGTTTACCCCGGTAAGCGCAAATCTTTCGTAGGAACGCTGAAGAATGTTTTGCGTCGACGGGCTGCTTGTCAGTACGTCAAATCTCCTCATCATAGCGGACTGCCTTGTTGCAGCGGACCCTGAAGCATTTAGCGCAGTTCTGACGGCAAAGTCATCAGTCAGGTCAGCAAACGGTGTAACGAGTTGGGCAACAGTATCAAGTCCATCAAGGCTTGGCGCCACATCAATGACCTCCCTGAACCCCTGCTCGGGCGCGAGCGAGATCTCGTATCCTGCCGCCTTTAATTTTGCCGCCATCGATTGTACGGCAGACGGCATCTTTGAAATGAGTCCGTCTGGGATTCTCGTAATCTTGACGTTAGAATTTTTGATGTAATCTAGCACCTTAGACGCGACTAACTCGTCATCCGGGGTTGGTCCAAACCTAGCGTAGAGTTCGTCATACTTATTGATGTACGTTCGAAGGATACCCTGAACTGCGTCCGGGGTTGCACTTTCAAGTTCAGCCTTTAGACGTGCCTCGACCGCATCATCGAGTGACCTTTGGGATGCGATTGTTAGACGGGCAACGAGACCCTGGATGTCCTCCGGGAAGTCCCCAGCCGAGTTCCTAAGCGCAATCATTTGTCTTCGGTATGACCCGAACCCCTGCTGTCGTGCAAACTCCAGGGCCTCTAGAGCGGCTTGTCGATTCCCCCCCTTAACAGACGACATGATGTCATCAATAAGTGGCCTTGCGGCATCAATGGAAATATTCAATCCATCTGATATCCAACTGGACACAAGTCGCTCAGCCTCGTCGGTGCTCTTAATAAGGTAGTCAAGGTCCTGCATGGAGTCCCTGATAACCTTAGCAGCGGCCTCCTCCAACTCCTTGGCGATAGTATCAACTTTTACCTTGAGGATATTGGACGCACCTCGCTCTGCAATTTCTCGCTTCGCGTTCTGGTTTTGAAGTTTAAGTGCAGTAGTTTTCTTAATTGCATTAATCTCATCATCGGAGATACCAATGCGCAACTTACGGATGACTTCCTCAACATACTCTGGGCTGTCGGGGAAAACTGATTCCATTGCTCGCCTCAACTGCGGGAGTGCCGCGGCCTCTCTGGCTGGGCTACCAATCTTTGGGCCGATGGTCATAGCAATTTTGTCGATAATTGAGTTGGCAATTTCTTGGGCACTAAGAAACGATTCAGTTGCATATCGGCTTTGAGCAGCAGATCCTACGGTTGCAGACATTGTGCTATTGATGTTGTCAAGAACGTTTTGCTTTCCAACGGCAAGCGTTTTACCATCTGGTGCAGTCTTCATTAATCCGGAAGCAACTTCAATACGGCGATCCAACTCCTTGGTGTCGAAGGCATTCCTAATAACACGCTGCCCAGACTCGTGTGCCAACTTGACGTTTTTCTGGGCCTTCGTTGCACCAATCCCAAACTTCGCAGCACTTGCAGCAGCCTTGAACGGAGTGGTTACAACCTTTGACACAACTGCACCAGGAACATACGTGAGTGGGTCAAGGGCAAAGTCGAGGACGAGGGCCTGGATGCCCGTTCCGTAAGTTGTCCCAGACTTAAAGAGCAAGTCTCCTGCCTGCACGTAGTCGCCACGATTCATGGCTGTCTTGACGTCGCTTGGCAAATCCTTAAACGAATCACCACCGCTCGTCATAACCCGACCCTGTGCAACACCTCGCTCGACCACGTCACCAAGGAATCCAAGTGCATCTAGCGCAAGATTTCCTGCTCCCTCAAGACCCTTAAGTGGGATGTTGGCGAGATCCTTAATCTTTGGTCCGCCTTCGAACCCGATCTCAGAAATTCCCGTAGCCACACCACCAACGGCCATACTGATAGGCTTTCCAATTACCGGAATGCTTTGCGCAACTCCAGCAGTAAATCCTACGGCGGCCTGCGCAAGACTTCCTGCGGCACTAATAACCTCTTCTGGCTTTTGCTCAAGCCCAAAGGTAAACTTTCCAACGTTAGGATCGACACCACCCCCAGGAGTACCGAGAGTAACCCTCGGTGCTTTATAGCGAGGTGCGCTATAGGAAGATCCGCGATTTGGGTTTGTCAGCGTTGGCATTAATCCTCCTTAACGGTTCGTGTTCCTTTGGACGGACGACTGTCCGCCAAGGGATGGGGTCTTAGCGGTTCCGCCCACGTTAGGCATTGAGAACCCGGGGACATTCAATGCGCGAAGTTGACCAAGCAACTCGGCCTGGGTGTCGCCTTCAGATACCCCGAGCCCAGCCTTTTGGGCTGCCGCTACGGTTGGCATTGTTGGGGCGGTAAACCTAGGAATTGCAAGGGTCAAAGGCGTAGCGAAATCACGCCCAGTGCTTACAGAAATCTGGTTTGGATTTGCGTACCCTGGAAGCGATGGCGTTGTGGATACGCGAGGTGCTGTACCTCCCGTGGCCATAGCCGCCCTTGATGCCCCGAGGGCCTCAGAACGAGTGTCGCCTGCATATCCAGTGAATCCAACCTTCCTAAAGAAGTAATTCATTGACGAGTCCGCCGGCTTGACGTCTTTCTTATCAAGGAACGTTGACCCAAGGTATGGCTTTATCTTTGGATCATTTATTGATTTACGAACATCGATCACACCAGGGAACGACTGTCCTGACTCATCAATTGGCTTTCCAAAGGATGAAACCTCAGTTGCTTCTTTCTTTCTGACAAACAGTCCAGGCTCCTGCTCAATGTATGCGTCCCTGTATGGGATTGCACGCCATTCAGGCCTTCCATTTCGAATAACGAGAACTTCCTTTTTGTACTGCTTGCCTTGGAAATTAGAGTTTTGACCAAGGAACGTATCGAATGTGGTAACAGCGTCGCTAACGCTTTGTGAATCCATGTTCCTTTCTCCGGCGCGGAACTGGTTATATAGTTCCTGACCCTGTTGATAAAGGGTAAGTGATTCCTTAAATTTATTTGCCTTATCCTCCGGAAGAGTGTCAATGACTGCCTTCAGGGCGCCACTACTGCCAATTCCACCCGGCCTAAATCCGCTAGATACAGTCATCTGTGAGCCAAGAAGAATTGCGTCAGTATATTCAATGGTTTTAGAACCTACTTCTTTTCCCTGACCATCAGTTGCTTTTCCGTTAATTGGGGTCCATAAAGTTTCTGGGTCGTTAAGAACAGATTCATCTTGGTCTACGCGGATTCGCTGCTGACCGTCCGGTCCTATTTCAATCTTATTCCCATTTGCCCCAGAAAACGGAGGAACTGTGTATGTTTCACCGCTGTCGTTGTCCACCCAAATTCCCTGATCCGGGTAATAGAATCCCCATACCCTTGTCGTTTGGCCCCTTGCCACGCCTTCGACTGGGATTCCCTGAACAATAGTTGCCCTAGGAACTCCGTTATCGTCTTTGGTAATAAACATAAATTCGCCACGGCTTTGATCTGCCGGCCGTGTGGGAATTGTCGCCTGGAAACCGTCTGGCCCCGGTCCAACAATCATCGTTCCATCCACCAATCCCTTTGCGTTCTTGGCGGTGTCGATTACATTTTGTGCCTCAAGATCCTCAAAGGTTCCGGTGTACCCCTCAGGAAGTTTTACGTCCCTATTGTAGTACCCAGCCATGGTTGCGCCATATCCGGTTGCCGGAACTCCATCCGCCGTTCCGCTGTAGATCGCCTTCTCGTTAGCAACTAGTTGCTGCGTGAAGCCATCCTTTGGGGCGGCCATTCCCTTGCCGAAGTATCGTGTATTATTACCAGACAGGAACTTTAGCCACTCATCATTAATGATCTTTAGGCTGGCGTCGTTACCGTTTGCCTTGGCCACGAGGTCCAGTCGTACGTCATAGGCGTCCTCGTAGTCCTCCATGGCCGTGTCGAGACCAGTCATGTTACGCAACTGCTTTGACTTATCCTTGTAGAACTTTGCCTCGGAGGCAGCGCCGTTAGAAGATGCGTAATTGTATAGGTCGGCCGACGCACCCCGGTATGCCTCCATCAAGGAGTCATACTGGTCTCGTAGTTCTGGGTTTACATCGAGATACCTGATCAACTGAACCGCTGTTCCGATGGAGTCGGTAACGCTCGTGCCATAGATCTGGTCGATGCTAAATACCTTGGTCTCCCCACCGATAACAAGAGGGACGTTGCGCATCATCTCGTTGATGCTGGCCTCAATGGACTGGATCTCTTCAACGCGGTTTGTGTATCCAGCATTATAGGCTGCAACCTGAGCAGCCTTCAGATCTCCACGCTTACTTTCAATGTCAACCTTGATCTGGTCTGCAAAATTAGATTCACCAAGTCCAGCGTCTTCGAGTTGCTGGAGTTGCGTCTTGGCCCATTCGATCCAGTTTTTGTTGGAGTTGATCTTGGCGGTGTATCCCTTGTTTTTCGCCTTGGCCAGGGCGACGTTGTACTTGTCGATCTCCTTGTTCCAGATCGCTGCCTGAATTCCAACGCCGATGTCGAAAGCCGCAGGGCTTCCCTTGGTAATTCCACGCATGGCAACATCTGCCATGCTACGGAACATTGCGACATCGATTGCACCAGATTCTAGGGACGCTGTTTCCCGTGAGACAATGCTGCCTGCTCGGTCAAGAAGAGCGTTCTCCTGGTTCTGCCCGGTTAGGCGACCAATCGCAACATCCGTCCTTGAAATAAGTTCCTCAAACGAGGTGATGCCAGCGGTGTACTCTGAGGCAACGATGCCAACATAGTCTCTAGTCTTCTGTGTTAGGAGGGCTTCAAATTCAACTCGCTCCTCCGCGCTCAGGTCTCCGCTACTAAGTAGCCCAGAGATCTGTGAGTAGAATTCATCGTATGATTCACCGCCGCTTGCGTTAAACGCCGTCGATGCGGCGCTAACAGTGCGCTGTCTCTCTTGTCGCTTTGCATTCTCCAGCATGTTCTGGTAATAGGCAAACTCGGATGAGTTGGGATCAAGTCCGGCAGTGCGCGAGTTTACGTAGTCCTCAATGTCAAGTGCGGTCGGTACAGACCCACCGAACATTGTCTGGTCACTGAACGCATTGAGCAACGCACTTTCGTTACGCTGAATACTGTTCTGGATCAGGTTGCTGATGAACGAACTTAGGTTGGCTGACCCTGAGGTTGCCCGACCGAATCTACCTCGACGTGCCATTAGACAATCTCCTCAGCGACTGGCGCTGCGTTCTCGGCTAGGGCGTTGGCCGGGGTGGCCTCTGCCGGTACCTGTGACTGGTTCTCTGCTTGGTTAAGCGACTGCGTACCAGCCGCTGGTGCTTGTAGTGTACGTGCCGTATTTGCTACGCTGGCCTGCTGCTGAGCGAACTGCTCGGCCGCTGCCTGCTGCTGCTGAAGTCCCATCTGCTGGAACATCTGCATCAGGTTGGCCATCGCCATCACGGACGACGGGTTGAGGGTTGCGTCGGTCTGCTCCTCGCGGATGACCATCATCTCGCCCTCTGGGTCCTCTACGCCCACACGGTCCATTGCGCGCTCCGCGCTCCAGACTCGGTTCTGGACGAGGTTGATTGCTGTCTGTGCCAGTTCGAGCGTGTCTCGTGGCGTCAGTTCTGGCGGGGTGATGTCGAGTCGGTAGTTGCCGTTGAAGACAAGTCCGACCTCTGGTTGCTTCTTCTCCCAGATCTGTGCGCACATCTTCCACGTCTGCTTGATCCACGAGTAGAGCAATTTGCGCTTTGGCGCAATGCGTGCCTCGTAGTTGGCAACGAGAGAAGCAATGGCACGAGACGATCCGAGCACTCCCGACGGCGCAAGGCCGAGGAGGAGATCGTTCAGGCCCGTTACCACCGCGATCTCACGGTCGATACGGCGGTTGTAGTCTTCGATCTGGAACTGTGGAATGAACGGGGAGATCGGACGGATCTCGTTGCCAGGGCCAGGTGTTGCCATCTTGCCGGGCTTCGGGATTGCGTTTGGTGGTACCTCGTCAGGTGCCTCTGGCCCAACCAACTGGAACATCTGTCCGCCGATGACCGAGTGGATCATCTGCGCTTGGTTGGTGATACGCTCGTCCTTCTCGCGGAGCAACTGCTCCACGTCGTAGAGTTCTGGCTTGCCGTATGGGCTGCCAGGAACCTTAGCGTTCGCAAGGAGGACGTACGGGATCTCGCCATTGAACTCAGGGTGCGAGGTGTTCTTGACAACCGTGTTGCCGACGAGGATTGCATTGTAGACCGTCGGGGCCTTGCCCGGGGCTCCCGGAACCTTGTACCAGTAGTCGAACACTTCGACCTGCTGCATCTCGTATGGGGTCTCGCGTCGGAGCGGGTTGCGCTCGAACTGATTCTGGTAGACGTTGGCAATCGGGTCATCGTGTGTCGAGGCCGTGTAATTGTACCACTTGCCGCCCTGCTGGGTGGCGACGACCTTGATGCCGTAGTCCTCTTCGACCGCCTGCGGGCTCATGCCGTAGGTGTAGAGAGCCCAGTCCAGTCGGCTGAAGTCGGACATGCCGAAGCCGAGATACAGGTTCTCTGGGGTCTGGACGATGCGGATGCGAGGAAGTTTTGCCTCGGCATCCCAGTAGATCTTGCCTGCGGTGTAACCGTAGAGGGACTTGATGAAGCAGGCATCTTCGAGCATGAGATCAAACTCATTCTCTTCTGCCCATCGGAAGAAGAGTCGCTCGGCATCAGCCGCAGCATCACGGTCCTCTGGGGCCTCACCGGCAGGGACGTAGTTGATAACCGGCATAACGGCTTGGAGCGATGCCGGGATGTTGACGTAGGCGGCGTGCACGTTGACCGAGACGTGTGCTCGTCCCGCCGTGCGTGCCGTGGCGTCATCGGCCCAGTGGTCAGGACCACCGATGGTGATGACATTTGGGTGATAGAGATTGTCGAAGCGTCGGAACAGTGCTCGGAGTCGGTTCTGTTCTGGCTCTGCCGTCTGCTTTCGCATCAGCACTTCGCCGTAGAGCAGGTAGTTCTCGTCCTGTTCGGCTGGGATGTTCTGCATCGACAGCGACGTCTCAAGCAACTTGACCGATACGGCCTGAGCCTCAGTCAACTTCTTGACATCGAGTTTCTGGAATCGCTTGGCAAGCGGCTTACCCTGTCCGCCAGCGGAGGCGTTAACACGGGTCGGGCTAGTAGCAATAGCGGGGCCAGTAGCAGCAATGCCGCTGGTCGCCCCGGCTGGGGCTCGACGGGAGGAAGCGCCGGAAACCCCAGCCGGGGACGTAGAAGTCTTAAGTGGCGCACCACCGCCGAGCGGCTCATAAACCCGCTCTCCACGGCCAATTCGCTTGGCCTTATCAACAGCCTTGCCGATAGAGGCAATCTGTTCTGGGGTCGCTACATCTGGGTCAGTGGTGTACTGCCCCGGAATTGCTCGTGTCCCCTGAAATGCGCGGGGAACGCCTCGTACCTTAGCCATCAATCACTCGCTCCATAATAGGTGAACACCGGATCTTGCACTGGCTTCTCCGGGTTCCTTGCCGCGTACCATACGGCGAGGGCTAGTGCCATCACCGCGTCTGTTTCAAGTTTCTTGTCCATTAACTTGTATGAGAGCAACTGCCTCCGAAGGTCGTCCCACGGTTGCCCACGAGGGATGACCAGTGTTCCGTGATCCATCATGGACTTTAACGTCGAGAGCAAAGCCAACTTCTTGGACTTGGTCCCACCAAAGTCATAGCCACGGAGTGGCTTGATCACGTTAAACTCTTGACGGAACAGGCGTCCTCCGAGCCCCGTTTCGTCTACAATGGTGGTGCAGAAGGCTCCATCCTGCTGATACAGGAGAGAGTTCTCCCGCACCATGTTCACCACGGCTGGAATAGTTTGCTTTCCAGATCGTCTTCGTGCTCGTACTCCCACGATTCTGTTGCGATCTGTGTAATCGAGTACGATTGTCCACGTAGCGTCAGAAGAAATACCGGGGTCACATCCTTGAACGTATCGGTGTCCCCTCTGTGGCGGGACATCCCCACTAGCGTCAGGATCAAAGGCTCCTTCGACTGACTGGGATGCGAAGTAGGCGTCCCTTGCTTCGATGAAGTACCCGTCGACGTTTTGCGGGATGAGATATTCCGCTTGCTGGCGGATGATGGCGTCGAAGTTGACTGGGTCAAGTCCGTATCCAACATTGTCGCGGGTTGAAAGTCTGAAAGAAATGAATTGAGAGTCACGGTTGGGATTCTCTGGGTTCCCCATTTCCCAGAGGTCGGAGTAATCTCCGATTCCTTCTGTTGGGGTTCCGATGAAGTGGAGCGGTCCGCCCGTCGAGAGCCTTCGGAGGTTGAGGACCTCTTGGTAGATCTCCACCAAGTGTGGTTCGAATGCCGCCTCGTCGAACGAGATCCCATTCATGTCCTTCCCGAGAAGCGACTTCGCCTTCTCCTGTGTCGTCCTAAAGTGGATATTGGCTCCGCCCACAATTGGGTGGAACTTAATCCAGAGATACTCGCCACGATACTTCTTGTCTACCGATGCGATATCCCCGAGGCTCTTTGTGATTGGACATCCCCTGCCCTTCTGGGCCGGGTGGTTCCCTGAGAGGATTGATGAGATCTCGCGGTGAACGAGTTCAGCGGTCTCCTGCTGAATTCCTACGTGGTACCATTCGTACGGGGTGTTCGACCACCTGCGCGCATCCGAGGGATCGTCAGGTTTCGGCTGCTGAACTCCCATTTTGTACAAGGCGTGGTGAATGCAGACGACCGCCATCGCCAACGTTTTCCCTGCACGATTCCCGGCTGATACGACGGTCGTGAGGTACTTCGGCCGATATCCTGTTTCATCGCGCTCTGCACAGGCGTTCCACCAGTTGACTTGGCCGGGATTTCCCTTGATACCAAGCCAGCGTTCAGCAAAGAACTCGATGTTATCGCGGCCGAGAGCCAGATCTCGTGCAATTTCATTTTGCAGAGGGCTTCCCCTTATTCCGGCTGCTAATCGCTGCGGCCTTCCTCTTGGCGTCAGCCTTGCTGCTTGCTCCCCACGCTTGGAGACTTAGCAGCAGTCGGGTTGGTCGACCCTTCTCGTCCCGCTCTGGTCCGGGCATACCTCCCATGCGAGCGAGGAATGATGCGCGTCGTGGGTTATCCCCACTCTTGACAGGAGCCTTAAGTGTCCCACCAGTCTGTGACTTGTAAGATGCGCGGCCCTTGGCATTGAGACCACCCTTTGGGTTCTGTCCCTCTTTGCGCTGCCACGCTGCGGTCTTCGTCATCACTTCACCTCGTTGTGGTAATACATGGTCCCCTTGAGGAATTCAATAGATTGGGTGACGGCGGCAATCCTGTTGATGAAGGTGCCGTCTGCTTCGTAATGGCGGTCAGTATACCCAGCCTTCCGGGCAACCTCGACTTTGACGATATAGTTGCCAGAGGTGGAACTGCTATGGGAGAACTTGGGGGTCTGGTTTTTAGACCAACCGCAGTATACCACATCACTGCCCAACTCTGCAAGCCACATCATCTCGGCGATATAGTGGGGGTCGTAGGAGTCGTCGTGGTTGAACCAGCCAATGTAGTCTTTGGTGGCTAGGTCCAGCCCCTTGGCCCGCTTGTCATGGCCCCAATCGTTGAGGTTTGGCTCAGCGTAGAAGATCACCCCGGTATGCTTCTTGCGTACCTCTTCGAGGTCGATGTCGCTTGCCAGGACGATGACTTCGTCCGGCTTTCTACTCTGCGCGAAGAGCGCGGTTAGCGTGCGTTCCATTCCCGCTGCATCCGCATGAGCAGTCACAATCGCTGTGAACGTTGCCAATGACCCTCCCAATGATATCGCTGGTTGAAATGCCGCCTGTGTAAGGAACGTAAAGCATCTGGATCGCCCGATCCTGTAGCCACTGGTCGGTGATTCCAAGTTGGTTTAGAAGGGCTTCCCCTGCCCAGTCATCCCCATGAGCGATGTAGGCGATCTCTCGGTCTGTAATGCGGTCGATAGTAATCCCGCTGTTCTCGTCGCCGATGTTTACGCAGACATCGTCCACGTACTTGCATCCCGACAGGGCTTCCATCCGCTCGCCGAGCGAAAGGATGGGTTCCCGTTTGTATCGTGAAGCAAAGTCATCAGTGTTTAGGGAAACGATCACCGGTCCATACTCTCGGCACTGCTGAAGGAACTTCATGTGCCCGTAGTGGAAGAGATCGAACGTCCCTCCGACATAGACCCATTCGTTCTTCATGATGCCTCTGCCACTTCGTGGACGGGCTTGGCCTCGATGACTTCGTAGGTTGTAGATACCCCTCCTAGGATCTGGGCAAGCGAGACGACAAGGTCGCGGTCTGCGGTCTTATCGTTTCGTTTATCCAGCATCTCCTGTGCCCGAAGGCCCTCAGAGAGTGACGGCGTCATGCTGCCGGACTCTACCTCGGAGAAGACGTAATCCCTCACGAGGGTGGCGAGGTCGCGGTGCGGGGCCTTGATGGTCCGCTGCGCCTGCTCCATCTTCTTCACGGCGGCAATGCGAGCCGTCTCGTGAGGGGTCGTCAGATGTTCACGCTTGTGCTTGCCGAGCGTGTTTCGGCTGATGTAGTATCCTTCATCCTTGAGCCACAGCGAGATCTTCAGGTCGGCCATGCCTTCCTTCATCCTCTTGTTAATCAACTCAACAATTGGACTTCTGCATACGTGGCACCCAGTTAGAACTGGGGCAAGGTCGGATACGTTCACTTAGATGTCGAACTGCTTGTCTGCCGCAGCCTTATCTTCAGGGGACTTCTCCTTGATCCCGAACGCGCTGTTCTTTGGGTCAAGGAACTTGATGAGTACCTGAAGGCCTGATGCTAGTCCCGCGGAAAGCACTGTCCTAAAATCTCCCCCAGTGATGTCGAGTAGGGGGATTCCGAGACCGAGTGCAACTGAGATTGAAACCGTAATAAAGGTACGGCCAAACTCAATGAGGGCCTCGTCTACGCCAGTGTTGTCAATAACCCAGCGGATGCCCGCCTTGATGTCGCTATACATTGAGACTCCTTACTTCCATTCCACGATGGCAACGTGCTTGTAGGCCGCGCTGCCCGTGATCTTCTTCTTGCTTGCAGCGATCTGCTTGAGTTGCTCCTCCGTTACAACGACGCCGAACTTTTCCTTACCCTTGCCCGAACGCGTGGGGCATGCCCACTGCCATCCGTCAACGGCATCCCACCCACCGGCAGTCATGTGTCCATATCCCTGAGAAATGTGCTTTTTATCTTTCTTAATCCAGTAGTTCTGCCACTTCTTATGCCATTCGCTGATCTCCACGGCTGGGTAGTCCACAGCCTGCTGGACCCAGATAATAAGTCCGGCACCGCGATGTGCGGAAATGACGACGTCATCCCACGACTTGGCGTATCGCGCCTTGGCACCAAGTTCCTTGGCTGTCTTAATCAGGTCGCCGAGGGAGGAGCCATTGTCGCTCACGCCCTCTTTCTCCACGAATCCTGTTGCTTTCGCCTTTGCCTTGATGCCATCTCCAGCGGACGGGTCAACGGTATACTTGGACGCCCACGCGACGGCGGCTGCCGTACTAGAAGGACCGCAATCGTCGAGGATGCCACCCTTCTCTACGTGATCCAGTTGCGACTTGACTTTGAACTTCATGTTATTCCTTCCAGCGTAGTGGCCCAGTGACGAGCCATCCAATTGTGAGGAGAACGAATAGTGTTGCCATCGTGGTCTGCGTCTGCCCCTCTGGCAGAACAACTACGGCAAAGAGGAGTCCAAGGATAGTCCAGGCTCCACCAATAAGATCAAGAATAATATTTTTAAACACGGCGGGTTTCCTTTCGGCTGCTACGGGGTTTGCCCATTCCATCGCCGCCACCCCCTCCACCACCACCTCCGCCGCCGCTGGGTGTGCCACCCATTGATCGGACCGCTGATGCTGCCGCTGAACTAGCAATCTGACTTGCGACAATTGCCGCCGCGACTGGCTGCGCTTCTTCTTTTTCTTCTACGTCGAGATCGTTACCAATCTCTGTGATTGCCGCGAGGTTATCAAAAACCTCTGCAACTGCTTCTGCCGCTGCCTCGGCTGCTTCCCCAAACGCTTCCGCAACTGCCTCAACGGCCTCGTCTACACTTGGCAGTTCGTCAGTTGGCTCAGGAGAAGGGTCAATGCTAGGCTCAGGCTCAGGACTAGGCTCGTCAGTAGGATCAGGACTCGGCTCAGGTTCCTCTGAAGGCTCTGGCTCGGGCGTCTCTTCGGGCTCGGGGGTCGGCTCTGGTTCTTCACTTGGCTCCGGCTCTACCGAGGGCTCAGGTTCTGGAGTCGGTTCAGGAGTTGGATCAGGAGTTGGCTCTGGCGTAGGCTCCGGAGTCGGCTGAGGCGTCGGAGTAGGTTCCGGCGTCGGCGTCGGCTCGGGCGTAGGCTCTGGCGTTGGGCTCGGCTCTGGAGTTGGATCAATTGGCGGCTCCGAACTTGGCTCTGGTGTGGGTGCTGGCGTAGGACCTACGACCCACGTGGTGTTGTTGATTTGGAGGAATCCTGCTCCACAACAAGAGTCGATGCTTATAATTCGGAATCCAAAGATACCGCCAGCGGCGATATAGACAGTCTGCACGCCACTCTGCTGGAGAGGGTTGTATCCGCCCTGATTCCAAATAGCAAGGTCAATCCAACTCTCGTCAAGCAGCATCTGTGCCTTGTCGTAAAACACGCCGTCGGTTGTCCAGTATGACCAGTCAAACGATACGGTTTCTCCAAGGGATGAGTCTGTTGTTAGTCCAGTTACCGTGTTCTGCCACGGGTACCCTGGACCTGCGTTGTTAGATCCTTGAATTAGGATGGTCCCATCGGTTAGTGTGATGGTCCCGTTGCTGTCGATCTGCTGATCCCACTCGTCCGTGTCCTCAAGGGCGAGTGCGCCCATCGGAGAAAGAAGCAGTGTCAAGGCTAAAATGGCTGCAAGCCTTACCACAATTGGCTCCTTTCTAGATTAACATCCGCAATCCTGCTCTACTTCTTCCATCGTCACTCAGGCGTCTCTTCTGGTGCTGGTGGAGGCGCGGTGACTACCTCTTGATTTGGGTTTGAGAACGTTGTCCCGTCCCAGTCCCAGCCTTCTGCTGGGTTCTGCCCAGGATATTCAGAAAGATCTACTAGGGTAAAGTCGTTTCCGAACTTCGCCTTGACCGATCCGTCGTAAGACGCTGGCAGATCAAAGAACTCTCTGTCTGCCACGGCGCATAGTTTGACCTTTCCGTCAACAACTACTGCCCATTCTTTAACTACTCCTGCCATGTTACCTCCAGGTACCCGCTACCGCCGTTTCCTCCTGCTGCAGTTCCTGTGTTGGTGTGCCCCGCACATGACCCTCCACCGCCAGCACCAGTATTTGCAACTCCATTTGTACCGTTATAAAGTGCGGAAGTTGTTGTAGTAACTAGTGGCGCATGAGCAAAATCTATTCTTCCCGCCGAGGGATGAATAAAAGCAGAATTTTCAAATCCTGTATAGTCAGCGAAGTTAGAAGCCAATACAGTGGCTCCCCCAGATCCAAGACCCTTCCATGGAAGCCCTGGCAAAAATTGTGTCATGAGACTCATTGCCCCAAAAGGTGATTCATGTCTACGAATTCTTGCATATGCTGTTGTTGCGCTTCTGGCTGGATAATGAATTCCTGCTACATTGCTTCCAGAGGCTCCGTTATGTGAAACTGCTGGAATTGTAACTACTCCATATCCATTTTGAACCTGCATTGCAAATACAGTATGACCTCCCGCCGTGGTAAATGTAGTAATGATTGAACTTGCGGCTCCGTTTCCAGGACCTGAACCTGTGGCAGTGCCGTCAGATGCAAACCCACCCATAGATCCACCAGGATTTGAAGTTGGCTTTACTGCTGTGCTTGTTGCAGTGTTTAATGTTGACCCACCCTGTCCGCCAGGGGCAGTCATAATTGAACCAAATGTGGTATCTGTTCCATTTGCTCCAGCGGCTGTTGTGGTGTTGGCGCCTGCTCCGCCAGTACCAATTGTTACGGTGTACGTTGTTCCAGGAACAACCTGAAGAAGTTCATCAAAAACTCCACCGCCGCCACCGCCACCGCCGTGAGTAAGGTTGGTGGAAGTGGCAGACCTAGCGGCGCCGCCACCGCCACCGCCGCCAACAGCAAGTGCCTGGATGCAAAATACTCCAGCAGGTGCGGTCCACGAACCAGATGCGGTAAACCGTGCAACTCGGATCCTTCCAGATCCAGTCTGTAGATTATTATTAACGCTCATTATTTATCTCCTACGCAATCTCTGATCCGTATGCCGAAAAACTTAGGTCGGCACCAGATTCATATACGGTAATCACATCAGCAGCGTTCAAACACAACGCGATGTTGTACACCGTCGTTGTATTTGGGGCGATCACTGTGTCGTATGCAAGGTAGTGCTTGTTCTCAAGTGTTTCCCCATCTGGTCGAATTGCAATCCTGTAGGAGAGCGTCGACGTAGAGATGTTTGCCACTACCAGGCAAGAGATCACCGTCTCGGTTGCTGAGGGAACGGTGTAGAGCGTGGTCGCAGAAGCAGCAGATGGGCTGATCTGTCCAAGAACCTTGTAACTTGTTGCCATCTTATACTCCTGTCAAAAACATTGGGTTAAATCCAGCCTGTACTGGCTGGAATGTGGCGTTCCCTGCGCCGTCAGAAGTAAGCACGGTATCTGCCGCCGCTGCCTCTGGGTCAATCTTTGCAGCGGTAACTGCCTTGTCAACAATCTGTGGAGTGTCGACTAGACTTAGTTCTGATGTTGTGTTAATGCTCATTCTGGGACAACCTCTTCAGTTTCTGGCGCTTCTGGCTCCTCTGGGATTGGCTGCACAAACACATCGTTTACAGAGTCATAGATGTCTCCGATGCCAGCAAACTTTCCCCTGATCCTTGCGTTGAAACTTGTTTGAACCCACGTGCCATCAAGTCCAATGGAGTTTAGGAATGCCTCACCATCGTGTTCGTGGTCGTCTCCAACCACAACTACATTCGTAACGATTTCGTTTTCAATTTTTGCAAAATGTGCCATTATTTACTCCCACCACGTTAGAAAGACAATGCCAGAACCACCAGATTCACCAGCACGTGCTCCGCCATTCGAAGTTGATCCGCCAGCACCACCACCAGTGTTTACAGCCCCAGCAGTTGCGGCAGGTGTTCCATTGCTTCCCGCCCCATCTCCTCCACCGTGGCTTCCCCTGCCACCAACAAGGTTGGCTAGTTTACCAGGGCTTCCTCCGCCACCACCAAATCCGTTGTATCCAATTCCTCCTCGTGCCGCAGCATTACCTGAAGCCGAGTCTGTTGAAGTAGCACCTGATCCACCTTGATTTCCTTTTCCGCCAGAACGAGATGGGTCAAGACCAAACGAGCCAGTTTCTCCATCGCCAAGAGCCCCTCCTCCAGCACCACCAACAAAGTAACTGCTTCCCCCAACAGCACCACCACCGCAACCGCCGTCTCCTCCGTTTGCGCCAGTTACTCCAGCGCCAAACCCTCCACCCTCGGCGGTAAGAAGTGCTCCAAATGTTGTATCTGATCCTTTTGACCCATTTGATTTAGTTGCGGAACCGCCTGAACCTCCCGCACCGATAGTGATTGTATATGAAGTTCCTGGCGATACTGAAATATAAAGATGTTGCATTCCCCCGCCGCCGCCCCCTCCACTTCCCGACTGGTGTCCAGTAATGTTTGTTCCGCCAGATCCGCCACCGCCACCGAACGCGAGGACCCTTACGGTCTGAACACCAGTCGGAGCAGTCCACGTAGTTGTTGCAGTAATTTTAATTTGCTTTTGCGTCTTGCCTGATGGCGCTGTCTGAAGCGCTTGGGCAATAGTTAAAGTGCTACTGACGTTTGTACTGATGGTTGCTAGAGTCGAACTTTGGGAGGATTGATTTGCAGTTACAGTAGAAAGAGTTGCGCTTTGAGACGACTGGTTTGTAAGAACAGATGTTACATCGGTTTTTACCGTACTGACGTTATTGTCAATATTTACCAGCAGCGTGTTGTTTCCAGTGGACTCAATTGCCATTATGCTACCTCAGATCCAAATGCTGAGAATGATGTAGATGCGTT